ATAACGGTTCGAAAGTTCTATCGCCAGCCATCTGAAGCTGTCTGCCTCTAAATGGAATAGCAATAGGTGCTATGGTTGATGATGGGATTTGAACACCTTTACATAAGAAAGATGTTAATTCCATATCAGGGCTTACGTAACTAGGGAAATTAACTGTCGCTTTAAATAAATTAGCTCGAGCTCCACCACCTGTAAGTTTAGATTTAAAATCGTCTACTCCTAAAATTGCCATGGTTATCTCCTATTACGCTGAAGTACCAGCGATCTCGTTAAACTCGACCCCTGATCTTGTAGCTACAAAGTTTAAAGTAATAAAGTTAATCGATTTTGCTGGCTTGATAAAGATATCAGCTACAAATTGATTAGAATCAACTACTTGACCTGTGTTGTTAGTACTATCGCAGACTACTAAGAAATCACTTAGTCCTCTACGCCCTTTTACATCTCTCAAAAATGGTTCAACCAAGTTTTTGAACTGTGCACGAGTAAACTCGTCATTGAATTCAAATAACTGTGCTTTAGCCGCAGTTGAGATTGCTTTTTCCAATGTATTAAATAATCTTCGAACATTGATTCTATCGAATGCTGAAGGCTTACTTAACAATGTTCTATCTCCAAACAAGATTGTTCCTTGTCCAGGGAATGATACAATTGGATTTGCCCTTGCTTTATACAAAGTATCTCTATCAGCTTGCTTAGGATTAAATGCTAGTTTAGTAACACCCAATAACTGTCCACGATTTACACCAGCTGGTGAGAACCATGAATCTGCAATTTGGTCTGTATTAGCACATAAGCCTGCAATATGTCCTGCAGCTCCGATATAACGATAAGTGTCATTATACTTGTCATAGACATATAATGCAGTCGAATCGCATGAAGCGTAAGAACTTGAAGTTAGAGAATCCACAAATGCTTTTACATCTGCAGCTGGGGTTGAAGATCCTTGAGTATCTGCAATTGGTGGTGATACAAAAGCCATACAATCTTTTCTTGCCGAAGCAATTGAAATTAGATCATTAGCTAAAGTATTAGAACCATTTGCATCAGGTACTGAGAACAATAAATTTACATCTACTGTTTCTGCATCTTCTAATAAGTCATATGCTAAAGCCAATTCGGCTGTAGTAGGTGTATTATCATCAGTTGCACCTGATAGACTCAATGAATCTACTGTATCAAATCCACCAGCAAGTGAAGTAGATCCTCTTAGTGAACTACCAGCACTCCATGTTGGAGATGTGACTTTATGATCCATCCATCTAACATAATTAGATTGCGAATTAATAACATCAACATAATAGTTAGATGTTCCATCATTCGCTTTAGCGTCTGAACCAATAGACATGAATGCAAAAGTTTCTAGAACAGTATTAGCTGTCCCTGTGAAAAGTCCGTCTTCGTCAATAACGATTACGTGTACTTCATCATTGTAACTTGCGCTTCTGCCTAAGTTAATTGCGTAGTCTGATGTTCCAGGTTTTCCATCGAATTGGCCTTGAAAAGCCCATGCGTTGTAATTATTGGTAGTAACGTCAGCCGTTACCATCTCTACTTTTAAACTGTTTCCTAAGTCTCCTGGGAACTTTGCAGCCCATTGACCTACAGAACCAGCGCCTGTGTTATAACTACTATTAGTATAATGCTCGTCATTTTTTATCAAAAGACCAGAACCATCAGCTGTAGCATTGTCATGTCCACTCGCAGCTCTAACGACTTGCAATGCATTACCATACTTTAAAAAGGCCGAAGCCGTTAAAAAGTATAATGCAGTGTTGTCATCAGGCGTACCGAATGTTGACAGTAATTCCTTTTCAGAACTTACAGATACAACTTGCTCTACTGGACCCCAGTTAAAAGATCCCGCAAAGCCACCAATAGAAGTTGAAACGGCAGGTACTACTGAAGTTGCGTCAATTTCTTTGACTTGAACTCCGGGTGATACTTGAAATGCCATCGCTTTATCCTCTCATTAAGGTTTATATTTTAAGTTAACATAATACGGTTTTTTATTCAATCATAGTTATTTATAATATAAATAAACTCTAGAACAGCCCCGTATTTCTTGTTTCTTCTTCAAACCATACAGTTCCATCTTCATCTTTAAATGTTTTAGCTCGGTTATCACCTCTGCTACCTTCAATAAATCCAAATGGAATCATATCGTCTTGTATAGCTTGCAACTGTTCTCTATACAACATGTTTTTCATATCTATATCTGAGATAGAAGAAAATATATCTGTTGTAGTAAACCATGCAAACAATACTAAATTCATCATTAAATCATCATGATTAGGAGGGTTAGCCATATAACTACTCCCCTTAGATACAAACGTAGTCATTTCTATGATTGTATTTGCATCATGAATTGTTAGTTTTCTTTGTTCTATTAAATCTTTTATTGAAGAACAACCAATTCTTTTTACTCTTCTTGTCATAGTAGCACCAATCGAATTCTTTTTAACGACTGATTCTACAAACATATTTTCATATTCTAAGTCATAGTATAATCCATTACATACAACTGCTCCTTGGTCGTTAGATTCTACTATAACATAAGCTTCATTATATGAATTTGCCCACTTATATATTAAATCTGGTAGTAGCATAGGAGATATATTATTATCTCTAAACGTACCTACTTGAATAAACTCTTCTTTGGTAATATCTATAATAGTAAAAGTACTATAATCTTGACCTCTACCTTTCGCAACATCAACTGTCATCACATAACTATGTCCAGCAATTGGTTCTTTATAGATTGAAACATTTTCCATAAAGTAAATAGGATCCATTGCCTTTTGAGCTAATAAATGATTAGCAGCAATAAGAGTATTACCTCGTCCATGGAATGTGTTACCAAACTCTTGTTCAAATTGTAGTTCAGAAGTATTAGCTACTGTAGTTTCTTTCCATGCAGCATCTCTACCAGGAACATCCCACCAATCTACTCTAAACGATTTATATTCATTAGTTTCGGTAACTGCACCTTCCCATAGTTTATGGTATACATTACCTACTCCATTAGCAGTAGATGTTATAATAATTTGAGTGTCTTTACCAGAAGATACTACTGGATATGTAGATGTATAGAATTGAGCATCGTTTTCTACAAAAGCAAACTCATCTAGCATTAAAAGATTAATAGACAATCCACGAATAGAGTTACCACTTGTTGCAGCTGCTATTATTTTAGAATTATTACTAAATTCAATTGAACCTTTGTTTAAAGCTTTACATCCTGGTTGTAAAAAAAATGGAAGATTTTCTAATGCTAATGTTATACGAGCTAACATTTCTCTTGCAGTAGCACCTTTGTTTGCTAATATCGCAATATTTTTTTCTGGGTGAAATATAGCATACCATAATAGATATACTACTGATGATATACTTTTACCTGACTGACGACATGCTAAAACAATACTAAATCTATTATTAGTAAAGTGATGAAACATTTTTTCTTGATATGGATATAAATCAAATGGTACTAAACCTTCATCAAGCGAAATAACTTTCACATAAGTACGAGCAAAATATGTAGGACTTTCCATACATTTTTTGTATTCTAATACTTCTTTCTTGGAAAATTCAGATTCAACGCCGTCTCGCTTAACAGATGGGTTACCTAAATAGCCAAGTTCGCTATTCTTTATCTGGCTCGACATCTATTACATCATCCTTATTTAATAACATTCTTTGTAGATCGGTAGTACTACCAACAAAAACATTGTTATTTGTCACTTGTCTAGTTTTTTCATCTTTGGTCAAATCTTTTTTAGACTTTTGAAGCTTCATTAATTTATCTGTTACTTCACTCATATTTCTAATATGATTAGATAAAACTTCAAATGCTCTTGGGTGTTCTGATTCTCTTGCAAGCTCAGCCATAGCATCCATCGATCGAGCACCTGTAGTAATTAAGCTTTTATAAGTTTCACGCGAAAACTCATAATCATCTTTAATGTCTTTCATTTCAACTGGAATTTTAGCTAGTTCTGCTTTCTTTGTTTTAGAAGGCAAGTTTTTAGCTAATCTCTCAGCAATTTTTTCTTTCTTGTCCATTTATAAATTCCATGTTGTAAGAGTTCCGCTTGCATTCGAGGTTTCACCAGTTATAGTTTCACTTGGTTGGAAATAACCATCAGCATCTATAACACCCATATCTTTTCTTATTAATATATTATTTTCTACTATATCAGTAAAGGATCCAACTTTAGCTCTTGATCCAGAAGACGTACCAATAATAATTTCACCAACACTAAATGTGCCACTTCCTGGTGCCATCTGTAATGTAACAACTTGTGGTTGGTTAATAAAGTCAATAGTTGTAACAATCTTATATTGATTAGCTCCAGGAGTACCTGTTACTAATGTGTCTGATTCTATGGCAGTCAATGGATTAACTTGAATATTTTGATCAGCTAAAATAACAGTTCTATTATCAAAATCAGAATAATCAATATCGATTTCTTTAATAACTTTTTGTGTGCCCTTAGAACTATAAAAAGTCATCTTCATTGTAAACCCTAGAGTGTATGTTAATACTCTACGAGTTTGAAAATCTGCTTCGTAATCATCATTAATAGCTACCGAAGTTAATACTACTGGAACATCCTGTTTAAAGTCTGTCCAACCATCAATAGGCTTTATTGATACTGTATAATCGGGTTGAAAGTATGGTAATATTTGTTCCATGACTTGTAAGCCATCATCTTGATTATTAGCCATAATAGTTAATTCCATACCAATATTATATGGAACTTGGAAATCTATTTTATCTCTTGTTAAACTATTTGTACCGGTATTTGTAATCTTATTTCTTTTATTCTGTTTTTGATTTAAATCAATATCAATACTAGTAATTTCAAAAGCCATTCTTGGTAATTTAAGTGCCATAGAAGATTGGCCTAAATCTTCAGATAAACGAGCTAGAAATTTTTGCTTAGGTCCATAAGCTAATGGAACTTTAACTTGGTTAAGTATACCACCACTGCCATCTTTTCTTATAACAGAAATATTATTAAAAAGAGTACCAAAGACTGCTACTGATTTACGAATTGTTGCGTGATAAAAGTGACTTCCAAACATTAGTAATTATCCGATGGATCTCCAAATGGGTTGCTTTCAGTAAAGTCTAAGAATCCATCTGCAGTTACTTCAAAAGCAACATTTTCAGAATTAGAACTCGTAGGATCTACTAGTGCGCTATTATCGCCTATATCGTATATTTTAGTGATAGCTACTGTTTGTAAAGACTCTTCTCCAGTCAACGTAAGTGTAGAAGACACTATAAAATCTCTTGCTTCATCAATTCCAGATACACCAATCTGAGATACTTGAATTCTACCAGCACTAGCAGATAGCTTTTCAAGTTTCTGTACTTCTCCAAACACACTAGTTAAAGCAACGGGTGGAGATTCATTGTTAAAAGTAAGATCTTGAGTAACCTTTTCGTTTTTCTGTAAATGGTTATTATTAGTAGTTGAATAGTCTATTGT